GACAAAATTGGTGAAGATGGTGAATACAAATCAGCAAAATTGGTTGATGGTCAGGAAACCTGGGCACTAGACACCTATGGGAAGCTGATATCTATCACACGGAAAGCCCTCATCAATGATGACCTTTCAGGATTCAGCCGTATTCCTCAGATATTTGGTCAGGCTGCCGCTAACCTGGAAGCCAATATCATGTGGGCTCTCATCGTAGGCAATCCTGCAATGGCTGATGGAAATAATCTTTTCTCCTCAGATCACAAAAATGGAAAGCTCTCTGCCGGTGCAGCTCCTGATATAGCAGGTATCTCTGTAGGCAGGACAGCAATTCGCAGACAGACCGGTATTGATGGTGAGATTCTGAACCTGGTGCCTAAATATATCATTGTACCACCTGAATTGGAGATACTTGCTCTTCAACTTACCTCACAGAGTTTCCTGGCTAATCAACCTGCTTCTATCAACCCCTTTGCAGGAATCCTCTCCCCTGTGGTAGAGCCCAGGCTTGTAGATACTTCTGCATGGTACCTGGCTGCTGACAAAGCAATCATTGACATCCTTGCATACAGCTACCTGGAAGGTCAGCAAGGTTTATTCACTGAGCCACGTTACGGCTTTGAAGTTGATGGCTTGCAGATCAAGGTCAGGACAGACTTTGGTGGTGGTCTTGTGGATTTCCGTGGACTGTACTACAACAAAGGCAAGGCCTAAGTCACAGAGTAATTAACTGAAATTATTAACGGGAGCTCTTAAGGGGCTCCCTTAAAACCATAAAAAAAATGAAAAATCAAGTTTTGACAGAAGGTAAAGTCATCCCCTTTGTGGCAACAGGTGACCTCTCAGCAGGTGCATTGGTGCAGATCGGATCACTTGTGGGAGTGGTGAATCAGGATGTTGTCAGTGGAGCAACCGGTGAGGCTGCCCTAAAAGGGGTGTACACGGTTTCAAAGGAAGGAGATGTCATGGTTCAGGGATGTGTGTTGTATTTCAATGCAACCAATGGCACAGCCACCACCACATCATCCACCAATAAAGTCATAGGGTATGCCTGGAGTGCAGCAGCAGCACTTGATGCTACGGTGGATGTGAAACTCTTATTCTAAGACCCATCTAACCATGAATACCACACCATTTGACGGAATCCAGGATGCAGCTTTCAATGCAGTGAATGCTGTATTTGCAACGGATGCATCCTGGACTCCTTCAGGGGGTGGTAGTGCCATGACAGGGAAGGTGCTCTTGAAGGAGCCTACGGAAGAGAAGGAGCTGGCAGGAAGAGAATTCAGTCCATATCACAGGACTTTGGAATACAAGCAGGGTGACTTTGACGGGCTTTGTGAACGTGTCAGGATGGGTGATACCGAGTCAATGGTGATAGGTGGTCAGACTTATGTTGTAAGAACCTGCAACCCTCTTTATGATGGTAAGACTTTCAAGGCTTTGGTAGAACTTAATACAGATTTATGAGGTGAATGAATACCCTTCTCTTAAAAATAATCAAATCTTAAATATATGAAAAATTACATTCAAAAAGGCACCCGTTTACAATTTATTTATGAAGGCACTCCCACCTTATTGGCTGGAACGCCTATGCTCTTTGGTGGCATCCCTGGCATTGTCTGTGAGGACTGCACCACGGGCAACTACCTGGTATTAGCTATCGAAGGAGTCTTTGAGATTCCCAAGGAATCCGGAAAGGTGTTCACTGTTGGTCAGTCTGTATATATTCAGGGTGGTCAAGCCACGGATATTGAAGGCTCTGATGCCCTTTATTTTGGGATGTGCATGGAAGATGAGAGCACCACCGTATATGTAAAACTTGATGATTTCCCTGCCAGGACAGAGCACAAATATGTTGCCCTTCTGACTCAGACCGGAACCAATGCACCTGTAGCAACCATCCTGAAGAATACACTTGGTGCTATTGTGTGGGGCTATACTTCCCCCGGTGTCTATACAGCTACCCTTGCAGGTGCTTTCACAGCTACCACGGCAGTGAAGATCGCCAATGCTGGAATAGGAGTACACTCCCCTGAGATCATGGAAGCCTTGCATACCAGTGGTGATGTGATCACGGTGAGGACATTTCTACAGGATGTAGGTGCCACAGATAATGACATGGCAGGTACCAATGCAATTCTCTCAGGCACCCTCATTGAGATAACGGTATATTAATGAATTACGGCAACATAGAAACGGCAATAGTGACCAGGCTGTCATCTCTTTCAGGGGTGACAGCCATATCATTGCCTGATAATGAAGCAGATTTTAAGTTGCCTTTTACCATAGGAAAGATCACTGTTGCCTACAAAGACTCCAAGTTTCTGCCTTTGCGTAGTGCAGGAGATGGTCAGAGCCAGGAAGAAGTCATATACTTTGACCTGATTCTTCAGGCTAAGAATAAGAATGGCACCGGTGGCATCTATGCTATCATGGAAGCAGTCAAGGCACGGCTCTATGGCTTTGCACCGGATGACTGTGATCCCATTGGCTTCCCCACAGAGGAGAAGGCAATCAATTACCTGGAGCACAAGGATGGCATTTGGAGCTATGTCATGCTGATCACCTGCACCTCCCTGTGTGTCCAGTATCCTGATGATGAAAGCCTGGCATTTGCCACTCGGATAGGCTTTGAAGATCACGGAGATGTGACTGTTGAAATAGATTCACTATTAACCCATTAAACAACTTAAGAAGATGATTTTCACAGATCAAGTCAAAAATATCATGTTTACCTCTCAGGCTCTTGTCGTAACACCCAATGATTCGGCAGACCTGAGTGCGCCTGGCACCCTTTTCCTGGATGAAAATGGCACAGAAGGAATGGTGACGGTCACCCTGCTTGACGGTGGTACCGTAAAACTGTCACTGACCAAAGCAATCTGTTTTGCCACTACCTGCATTGTCAAGAGGGTATTTGCAACAGGAACCACAGCAGTAAATATTTACATAAATACCATATCACAATGAAGTACACATTTGTAAAGGATAAATCCATGCACATCTCTCTCAACCCTGAAGGTGATATCTCACTGCATCAGGGAGAACAGTATGATCTGCCGGAAGATAATCCACACATCAAGACACTTGCAGCAATGAAGTACCTGGTACCTGTTGCAGAAGTGAGTGAGGAAAAGAAAATTACTAACCCTAAAAAAACCACAAAATTATGAGCGCATCATTTCTGCACGGCTCAGAAACCGTAGTCCTGAATATAGGTGCCCGTCAAATCACGGCTGTAAAATCAGCAGTGATAGGATTGACAGGGATTGCTCCCAAAGGAGCTATCAACACACCTATTTTAGTGACCGGGGACTCAGATGCCGCACAATTCGGGAGTGAACTTCCTGGATTTTCAATACCACAGGCATTAAATGCCATCTTAGATCAGGGTGCCGGTACTATCATAGTGGTCAATGTCTTTGACCCTGCCACCATGACACTCCAGGTCACAGATGAAGCTCATACTGTAGCTTCCCTGAAAACACAAACACTCTCCCCACCGGTGGCATCATTGGTGGTGAAAAACACAGCAGGATCAACCACCTATGTCCAGGGCACTGATTACACGGTGGATGACTTTGGTAATATTATAATCATAGGCACCAATATCCTTGAAGGAGCATCATTAAAGATATCCTATAAGAAACTTGATCCTACCACCATCACCGCAGCCACCATAAATGGTGCTGTTGATCCTTCCACGGAAGCCAGGACGGGGATGACGTGCTTTGATCTTTGCTACAACCTCTTTGGCTTCAATCCTAAGATGATCATCTGCCCTGAATATTCTTCACTCAATGCAGTGGCAACTCAGATGACCGTGGTGGCTAACAAATACCACGGCTTTGCTATCAAAGATGCTCCCTATTCCACCACCGTGGCAAATGCCCTGGCAGGAAGAGGAACGGCAGGAGCCATCAACTTCAACACTTCAGCTCCACAGGATGCCCTTCTCTTCCCAATGGTCAAGGCTTATGATGCCTATACCAATGCAGACCAGGTCAGACCTTTCTCAGCCTATTTTGCAGGTGTGTGGTCAGCTACCATTGCTAATGAAGGATTCCAGGTGAGTCCTTCCAATCATCAGGTATTGGGCATCACCGGCATTGAAAGACCGATCACTGCCATGATTGATGATCCCACCTGTGAAGCCAACACCCTCAATGCAGCCGGTATCATCACCCTATTTGGTGCCTATGGCACGGGTATCCGTACCTGGGGCAACCGGTCTGCTGCCTATCCATCATCAACTTTAACCCGTGATGTATTCCTGGCTTGTCAGATGACAGGCACGGTGCTTGATGAGTCTATCCGGTGGTCAATGCTTCAATTCATTGACAAACCTGTTGACCAGGCTTGGATTGACTCAGTGAGAGAGTCTGTGAACGGCTTCATCCGCACCCTTGTCCAAAGAGGTGCCTTGATTGATGGGGGCTGCATCTTTGATCCGGCTAAGAATCCCACCGTGGAGATGGCTGCCGGTCATTATACATTCAGTTATTCATTTGCTTCACCTACACCTGGTGAGAGGATAACTATGGAATCAACCTATGATATTAACCTTCTTAAATCACTGAAATAATGGGAGCAATAACAGTTAACAGAATAACAAATGCCAATATCTATGTCAATGGCAACTCCATCTTAGGACAAGCTGAAGAATGCTCCTCTCCTGAACTCAAATATGTCATGGCTGATCACAAAGCCCTGGGCATGGTGGGAAAGGTTGAATTCTTCTCAGGCATTGATAAGATGGAATTTAAAATAAAATGGAGCAGCTTCTATGCTGATTCATTAGCACTATTTACCGATCCATTCACACCACTCTCTCTTCAGATCAGAGCCAGTGCAGAGGTATATACTTCTGCCGGCAGGACTGATCAGATACCGGTTGTCATCTATCTGACGTGTCAGAACAAGGGATTTCCTGGTGCATCCTTCAAACAGCATGAAAATGCCGACCTGGAGAGCACTCTGGGTGCTACCTACATGAAGGTGGTGATGAACGGCAGTGATATCATTGAATTTGATGTCCTGGCAAACATCTTCAAGGTCAATGGTGTTGACCTGCTTGCAGGATACAAGGCAAACATAGGAGGATAAGTGCGATTGCCCGATACCGGCTGAAAGAGTAACCTTAAGTAAGCCGGTATTCTTTCTCACTATTCCTATTTATTCATAAAATAAAAAAAACTATCATCATGGACAACGCACAAAATATGAATGAAGTACCTGCTGATGTTCAGCAGATTGAATTTGACCTTTCCGATGGAAGGCATTGCATAGTAAAAGAAGGCACCGGCTTGGATAACACTGAAGCCATGAAGGTTGTAGGAGATAAGAATTCACAGCTTTTCCTCTATGCCCTGATAGCACGGCTCACCACCATTGATGGGCAGAAAATTGTGGCAGAGGACTTGAATGCCATGAAACTCAAAGATGCCATGCTCATTCAAACTAATTTCTCAGACTTAAATTTTTAGTGACGAGTCAGGAGATCATGTTCCTGGCTCACTTCTCCAACACACCACTTCCTGAAGTGTTGAAGATGACATCAAAGAGGATAGCATACTGGCACGGCAAAGCACTGAAGATGCACAATGAACTTAACAAGGTGGAATAATGGCTGATGATAAACAGGTAAGAGTAGCACTGACCCTCTCAGCTTATGATAAGATGAGCCGTGTGGTCAATGACTCCGTGAATAAGTCCATCACCTCAATGGGCAGGTTCAATAAGTCCATGACTGCATCTATGAAGTCAAATCCTCAGATGTCCATTGGCATGGTGGCAGGGATCACTGCTGCCGTGGCTGCTGTGAAACCTATCCTGGAGATGACTGAGGCAGCAGAGGGAGCTATGACAGACCTGAAGATATCATTTATGAAGGCAGGGGGTGCTCTAGATCCGTTATATCAGAAATTCTTGAAGATGGGATCGGACATGGCACACACATTCAAGGGTGGCAGAGTGGAGATGTATGGCATGATCAATGCCCTCATTCATACCGGCATCAGTGCAGATACCATCACCAGGCAATTTGCTGATAGTGTGGCTCAATATGCCACTGTAATGAAGATACCCTATGATGAAGCTGCTACTCAGATCGGTAAGATAGTAAAGATGTCAGACCTGGCTCAGAAGGATATGGCTCACCTGCCTGACCTTCTTTCAAGACTTCAGAAGT